ATGGGATTACGGTTTATTAAAACAATTTTTTAATAAAAACAAGATTAAACCAGACAGGGTAACAACTTTACCCAATGTAGATAGAGCCTTTGTGGTAGTTCCTGGACCACAAAACGTAGATTTTGAAGATCAAATATCTGAAGAGTTAAGTAAAATAGGCAGGGTAGTTTTATTTATTACTGGAGATGAAAGTGCTACATTTAAAATTGATAAAATAAAACATGATAATATTGAGATTTGGATTCAATACCCGCACAGAAAACACTCACAATATAATAAGTTAGCGTTAGGTGTTCCACAACATCTATCAAATAATTTACCAGAGTATCAAGATAAATCTTATAATGTATTTTTTTCAGGACAAATAACTCATCAAAGAAGGCAAGAACTTGCAACTGTTATGCCTAATATACCAAACTCTTTTTATAATCCAACCAATGGGTTTGCAGAAGGACTAAAGCCAAAACAATACTACGACAAAATGTTTTTATCAAAGATTGTTCCTTGCCCTAGCGGAGCAATGGTTGTTGATTCATTTAGATTCTATGAAGCAATTGAGATGCTTTGCTTACCCATAGGAGATAAGTTAGATTCAAGAATGCAAAACACAGACTTTTTTAATTTTTTATTTCAAGGTGAGCACTCAATAAATACTGTTGAAAATTGGCAAAACCTACCTAATTTATTGCCTGAATTATTAAATAACTATACATCTGAAATGCACCAAGTAGTTTGCTGGTGGATTAAATATAAAAGAGATTTGTTTAATGAGTTAATGAGGCAAGTAAATGCATAAAAGAGATATAACAATTGTAATGGCTACTTCTGTAATTACAGATCATCCAAGCACAAAGATGATAGATCAAACCATTAGTGATATTCGTGTTCATTTTCCAGACAACGAAATTATTATGCAAATAGATGGTCTTAGAGAAGAACAACAAAATCGTAAAAAAGATTACGATGAATATAAAAATCGCATTTTGTGGAAGTGTTTACATGAAGATAAAAACATTTTACCTTTTATATTTAAAGAACATAGCCATCAAACCAACATGATGCGTCAAACAATTACTGAAGTTAAAACACCTCTATTACTTTATATTGAAGGCGATGCCCCTTTAACTCCAGATGTGCCAATAGACTGGGATAAATGTTTGGATATGTTTGAATACAACAAAGCAAATACTATTCGTTTTCATTATGAATCATTTATACCAAAAGATCATGAACACCTTATGTTTGGAGTAGAGGATGGCTTTATGAAAACCATACAATGGAGTCAGCGACCACACTTAAGTAGAAAAAAATATTACAAAGACATTGTACTTCCAAGATGTAGGGATAAATTTTTTATAGAAGATACATTTCATGGAGCAATTCAAGACGATATATCTCCATATGAAGTATTTAATCAAGAAGGTTGGGACATGCATAAACTCTGGATCTATCATCCTGAAGGCAATATCAAACGCTCTTATCACTTAGATGGTCGTCAAGGTACAAGAAAGTATACTTCCGATGATGAAACTTGGGGGTATAAAGAATGAGACTAGGAATCATAGCAAGATCAGACAACACTGGCCTTGGTAATCAGACTAGAGAGTTAGTTAATATGCTTAGTCCTGATAAGATTCTTTTAATTGACTCTACCCCGTTTAATAACAACAAGCAGCATCCAGAATGGTATGACCGATATAGTTGCATTAAGACACAGGGTTTTCCAACTGTTCAGCAGATAAAAATGTTTTTAGGAGACGTAGACGTTGTATTAAGTTGTGAAACTTTTTACGATCAAAATTTTATAAGGTTTGCAAATAAACGGGGAGTAAAGACTATTCTTCAATATAATTATGAATTGTTTGGTCATTTAGCAAACCCAGAACTACCGTTGCCAACTGTTCTACTATCCCCCAGTTTATGGCAAATTGAAACAATTCAAAGCATGTTTGGAGATAGAACAAAGGTTGTTCATCTTCCACCCCCAACTACTCCTGAGTTATTCTCAACTTCAAAAAATAATAACATTTCTAAATCACACAATAAACTATTACACATTGCTGGAAAGAAGGCAGCCAAAGATAGAAACGGTACCGAAACAGTAATAAACATGCTAAAGCACTCTAAAGCAGATTATGAATTAGTTATCAGAAGTCAAAGTGAAATAGTAACTAATGTAACAGACTCAAGACTAAAGATTGAAATTGGTAATCCAGAAAACAGGGAAGATTTATATAATGGGTTTGATGCTATGGTATTACCAAGACGATATGCAGGACTATGTTTACCAATGAATGAGGCTTTGCTTTCTGGTCTTCCCGTTTTTATGACAAATGTTTCACCCAATAATCAGATCTTGCCACAAGATTGGTTAGTTGAATCAGATCCGATAGGAACAATTAGAACAAAGGTTAGGATTAATTTGTTTGAGGCAAACAATGTTTTGTTAGCGCAAACAATTGACAAGTATATGTCTATCAATGATAAAACTAACTATAAACAACAGGCTTATGAATTAGGATTTAATAACTTTGCACCAGGAATATTAAAAGAAAAATATTCAGAACTTATTTCTCAAATTTAGTTTTTTTATCAAACTTAACCTTAAGTATTTTATTAAATATACTATTAAATGAACTATCTGCACTAGACAAATAAGTGTGATCATCTATGTTTAAATTATAAGACTTAAGAACTAATGGTCCAGAATTATAGACCTTAACGTCCTCCATCTGTGTGCCACCCACATTAAACTTATTTCCATATATGGATCTCCATAAAAATTGATCTAAAAGTTCTAATACTATCTTTAATTTTTCTTTTTCCATAATCATGGGAACGTGGAGTTCATAGTCTAAAGGATTTTCAAATCCTAATGCTTTAAGTTTTTTATATGTGCCTGAGAGTTTTCTGGTGTACTGAGAGTTACCATTGAGTTTTTGGTATAGGTTTATCTTATCTAACAGAAAGCCACTATGAAAATTTTCTATCTTGTTTATTTTTTTAATAATATAAAAGTCATCATTCATTAAAATAAATGATTCTGATATTTCTTTTGAAAAACAAATTGTTTGTAAATTTTTTACAGCATTTTTATACTTTGATTCTTTTTGTTCTACTTCTATATAATTTCCTATATACCAATCAGGTTTACCACCAACAAGCCATATGTTTGCATCTGGAAAACTTTCAGCGACAGATCTAATTGAATACTTTAGTTCTTCATTTACCCCGTCTTTACATATATATACAAAATCTTTTTTATTCCCAAATTGCATATTTATAATTTCTACAAAATCTATTTGTATCTGTTTCAAAAAACTTTATCATTAAATACTTCTTTCTTTAAACCATTGATCTAAAGTTATACTTGGTTCCCAATCAAAGACTTCTTTTACTTTTTTAATATTTGCAAGTGTTTCTCTTGCTTCTCCAAGTCTTTCTGGAATATTAATAGTATTATCTGATATAAAAGATGCAATTTGATTCACAGAATAATTTGTTCCAGTTCCAACATTAAAAACATTGCCAAAGTATTTACGATCAATATCTTTTGTTGTTGCAAGTATGTTTATATCTACAACATCTTTAACATTTGTAAAGTCTCTTCTTTGTTCTCCATCGCCAACAATTGTTAATTTTTCACCATTTAATTTTTGAACATCAAACAGTCCAATCACTGGTGCATATATACCTTTTGTCGGATGCCTATTTCCATATACATTAAAATATCTAAATATTATTGTATCTAATCCAAAAATGTTTGTATACATTGAACATAATTTTTCTCCAGCAACTTTGGAAATTGAATATGGGTTTAAACAATCGTCTGGCTGTGTTTCTTCATTTGGTATTTTATTTCTTCCATATGCGGAAGATGTTGAAGAATATACGACTCTTTTAACATTTGCTTCTTTTGAACATTGAAGTACTGTTGTAGTCCCAACTACATTTGTTTTTACAGATCTTATTGGATTTTTTATTGTTCTCTGTATTCTTGCTTCTGCTGCAACATGAAATACATAGTCAACTCCATTGTAAAGATTTCTTGTGCTTTCATAATCACATATGTCTAATTTATAGTTTTTTGCATTTTCATTCCAAAAAAAATGATCATGAGACTCAGAAGACTCATTGTCAATAACAACAACTTCATGACCAAGTTTAACCAAAGAATCAACTATGTTTGATCCGATAAATCCAGCACCGCCAGTTACTAAGTATTTCATTTTATTGCCTCATCAATAGAAAAAAATGGTTTATAAAAATCTTTGTTTTCTTTCATTTGACTAATTTTATTCATATAATTATCAAAGTGTGGTTTTCTAATATCCATTCCCATCCTTACTATCATATTTTTATCTGTTATTTGAGAATAATACAGTAATTCTTTTAAAGTTAAAATTTTATATTTTTTATTTATTTCAATATATTTTAAAATTCTATTCCAAAGTTCTGTGTCAGAACTACACATATAGTTATCATAATATCCAAATATTTCAAATGATTTTTTAGAAAAAAAGGCATGAGCATGATTTGGCATTGTCTTCCCAACTTTTGCAAACCATTCTGGTGGAGTTCCACCAATCCTTAAATCAAAATCTTGAACGGCTAAAACATTTTCATCATCAAAAAGTTTAATTATTTTTTCAAATCTTGTTGAGTCTGAAAAATCATCTGCATCATGCGTTGTATAAACATCAAAATGTTCCTCTTCTAATAATTTTATTCCAATATTTTTACTATAAAAACAACCACCATTTTTTTGATTATTTATTAATTCAATGTTATTGTTTTTTAAATATGGTTCAATTTTTTTTAAAGAGTTATCAGTAGAAAAGTCATTAACAATACATAATTTAAAATTTTTAAATGTTTGGTTAATTACACTATTAATTGCTCTTTCAATATACTTTTCATCATTATGCACTGGCATAACAACTAATAATTTTTTCATAATAACTCCTTAATTAAAAAATGGGCCTAGAATAAAACCAGACCCATTTTCTATAATTAAACTACTTTTTCTTAGCAGCCTTCTTCTTTGGTGCACTTTTAACAGGCACAATCTTGCCAAGAGCATCTGAAATAATACCAGTGTCTGGTAATACGCCAAATGATTTGTCATTAGGATTGAGCGCTCTCAATGCAACAGGCGCTAAAGCAGCAACTAGTGCAGCCCATAGATCCTTTGGATCAGTTACGCCAGCCATGTAAAGTGCAATTACTGCACCAAGAACAGATCGTCCGTATGATGCTATCATTGCCTTTGTCTTATCGTTTAATAAGTTATTCATTATTCCTCCTAGGATATAATTTGTGTTAGTGTTTTATAGCCAATCCATAAACCAATAATTCCTGCGACTCCCGCAAAAACTGGTGGTGCTGGTACTGGCAATTTGAATGCTGCGAACACGACACCGCATCCAAAACCTGTGATAATTGATAACAGAACGTCTCTCATGTTACCTTTTTTCTTGACCCATCTCTGGTAAAAGCGCTAAAAGTTTATCAGAATAGTTATCTAAACCTTTTACTTTTAGTTCATCTGAAACCTCTTTAATGGTTTGCTGAGACCTTTCAATATACTCAAAGGCCCAATCTCTTGAGTCAGATAGAAACTTTATAAAGTTTTCTTTATGTATTGTGTCGTCAGACATACTGATGCCGTTGTTAATTTGAGAGTTTAATTCTTCAAGTGCCCTGGTTTTTATAAAAAGTTCAGCCAACAATAGGTTAGACTTTTTTAGTTTATCAAAGGTAGCCCAATAGGATAGTCCAAAAGAAAAAGACAGGGTAGCAAAAAATATCAAAAGCATCATTTCCATAATATCTATTGTACTCCATCCCTAATAGCGTGAGTTGTCCAATAGTATAAGCACTTATCGCAACATGGTTTGTTGTCTTCACTCTGAGTATCTTTATAAAACTCTGCATAATAAATATAATCTTTACGATAAAGGTTGGCTCTATGGGTAATATTGACACGATTTACATGAGATGCCTTACTCCAGACTGGCTTATCAGTACCCCACAGATGCCCAGAAACGGCCTTCAGAGCCTCTATGTTGGCCTCATTCTTGTCTGTCTTAATACCTCTAAGGCTAGCCTCTTTAATCATGGCTCTTGTATACGTGAGTAATGATTTTTCAGCGTTCTTCCACATCAGTACTGCTGGGTGATTACGCCATGCACCTGAAGTGGATTGACCAGATAAAACCTTGAGTATCTGATAAGACTCTAGTATTTGTTTATTTAAACGCTTATTATCAAGAGTCTCAGCGCATTGATCAAAATCTTTATATGGTAAAAAGGTTTGCATTATTAATCTTTTTCAATGTCAAATAAATCTAAGTCTGATAACTGACTAAGCCTTGAAGCAAAAAACAAATTAATTGCAACAAAAGTAGATATTGCTAACAGTATTAATATAATTATTTTCTTTTTCATATTGCTATCGTTGCTCCACATCTTGTACAGGCATTATAATTTTTTCCAGTAAAGGGGCATGCTCCAGCAAAAATTAATGCGTGTTGTTTAATTTTACAAATAATAATATTAAACAATTGTTTAATAATTTATTTCCCCCAAACTTAGTATTAGTTATTCTTAATTATATCAATAAAATCATTATGTGTCAAGAAATTAGGTATTAATATTTTTTGTGCATTTAAAATAAGTTTATAGTCTTGTTTTTTTAAATTATCCAATATTGTTTTAGATATTTTTTTCATGTTGTTTTTATTAATAAGTTCATTTCCGATTAAAATATAATAATAAGAAGAAGAACTAAATATTGTATTATCAAATAAGTCAAATATTTTAACTAAAGGTTTATCATTACAAGTATTTAAAATGTAAGATATTTTTTCTGGCATTTTATTTTTTTTAGTAAAGTCTTGCCAAAATATACTATTTTTTTTATTTGTTACATAATGTAAATATAGAAAATCAACAATTTCTTGTGTTTCATTTAAATAAAGATCGTTAAACCTTTGTTTAATAAAATCATTTTTTGTATTTAAATTTTCTCTATCTGACATAAATCTTTGTAAAACAAAAATTGTTTGCATAATAGATGTTGCTTCTAATGGTTCTACAAAACCAGAGGATAGGCCTACGGATAAACAATTTTTAATCCAAATTTTTTCAAAACATCCTGCAGAAAAAGTAAATGCTCCTTTTTCTTTTCTTGGATATTCTGGTTCAAAGCCTAAATATTTTTCTATTTCTTTTATTGCATCTTCATCAGAAATGTAGTCGCTGTCAAAAACATATCCACAACCATATCTGTGTTGCAATGGTATTTTCCACATCCATCCGTAATCCATGGCTATTGATTCTGTGTAAGGAGGTATTTTTTCATCCATTTTTAAAAAAAACGGAATTGCTTTTTTTGCTGGCAAGTTTTCAGAATGAGATTTCCAATTGCTTTTATAATGATTACCAATAATTAATTTTCTAAAGCCAGAGCAATCAAAAACAAAGTCACAATCTATTTCTTCTTTTTCTGTTTTTAATTTATTAATATATCCTTCTTTATTATTAAATACTTTATTTATAATTCCTTCTTTTCTAATTATTCCACGACTTTCTCCTATATTTTTTAAATAATTTGCTAAAAGTTTTGCATCAAAATGAATAGAAGTTGCAGCAAATTGATCTGTGATTTTATTTTTATTATTTTTTATAAACGGAACAAGCATTAAATCAGACGCTTGTTCTACTAAAGAATAGTCCTTTAAACTATGATTTTCTAAAGATGCACAAAAATGAGCAAAGTTTGTATCATTTTCTAAATAAGAACTGTTTAAATGAAAATTGTAATCATTTGATGCCACGCTATTTGAAAAAAATGGATGAAAGTAATCCTTGTTTGACCAATTTGTAAACTTAATTCCATTTTTTATTGTTGACTGGCAATTTTTAATTAAATCTGTATATGGTATTTCTAAAAAATTTAAAAAATCAATAAAATTTGGAGTAGATCCTTCTCCAGCACCTAAAATTCCATAATCTTCGCTTTCTATTAAAATTACATTATGTGTATCATATATTTTTTTAGCATATAATGCCGTTAACCAACCAGCAGTTCCACCACCTATAACAACTATATTCATATTATTACTCCCATGTTTGAATATTTTTTTATAACATAATCAGATAAAACATCGTTTGGGTCTTTACTTATTTTACTTAACGTTGGTCTTATCTTATGTAAGTCAATTGGATGACCTGGCATAAAACTATCTTCGTCCTCTAATTTAATTATATTATTAAAGTCATGTTTAAAATAAGGAACCTCTAAAAAATTGTAAACATCTTCCATTATTTGTTTAGGATTTTTTATTAAATTATTATAGTTGATAACGCAAACGTTATTTTTATTTTCTTGTTTTAAAATTTCACTTAAACCAAAAAGTGTATTATCTATTTGTCCATAAGGGCGCATTAAAAAATCACAGATATTGTCATTTTTGCTTAAATATTCTTTACTCCACCAATAAGAATTTTTCATTTCTAAATCTATGTAAGAATCTTTTGGCAATATATTAATAAAAGAAGCCAAAATTTCAATAATTGGACGGACTGTAAATAAAATTTTAGGATTTGGATCAACATATTTTTTAATATTTTCTAAATTTTCTGGTATTGCCCAAACTTTAGATCTATCAAATATTATTTTTTTATTTATTTCACTATAATAATTTGATATTAAGTTTTTGCCAAATCTTATTAAATTATCTTTGTTTTTAATTTTAATTGCACTTTCTTCTGTTTTTAAAATATTATCGTAGTTTGATAAAATTTGTACCATTGGACTTAATGGACTACTATAAATGTCTGGATTTTGATTTAAAATAGCAGACAATAAAGTATTGCCAGATCTAGGAAGTCCTGATAAAAAATAATATTTTTTTATTTTATTGCCTCCCTGGTTACTAAAACAATTGCTCCGCATTCTTCCAAAACCTTTTTTAATTTTACCACATATTGTAAGGCTGATATTTTATCATCATGCCCCATGTGTAAAAACTTTCTTTCATCTAATTTTACAGTAAGAAAGTGTTCATTGTCAATAATCTCTACGCCAAACCCTTTAGGTGGTGTAATTGAATGTACAGCCTTACGCATTTCATCTGTATACATTAATGTACTTCTGGTTCTTTCTTAGCAGCATAAATATTTGCAAAAGTTCCGTTCCAACGAACTCTGCCTTTGCATCCAACATTATATTTTTTAATATCATTATCATATGAAATTACATCATAAATATATCCTTGTATTTCAAAACCACTAGACAAATGTTCCTGACCATTAATAAAAATTCTCCAAACTAACGGGCTTTTTGGTTTTGCTTTTGTGTTAAAACGAATAACAATTTCATCATAAGGGCGCAGCCACCTGTCTTTAACAATTTTTGCAATATATGTTAGTTTATTCATGATCACCCTGTCTTTTATTAGTTCTTGCAAGAATATTTTTTACCATTGTTGATGCAGTTGTTTGAAATATAAAAGGAAAAACTGAATGAATAAAAACAATAACTCCAGAAATGAAAAAGACTATTGCTATTAACCATGCTTCAAACATATGTTTTAGATAGTTTTCATTAACCATTTTTAAGTGCTTCATATATTTAGTTCCTTACGTTTTTGTGTAGCAGATATTGCTTGAATTTCTGCAGATAATTCAACTTGTTCAATTTTATATCCTACATCACGACCATAAACTATGTTAGTAATGTTTGGTAAACGCAATACCATTGCATCTTTCATAAACTCATCTTTTGCAATATATTCTTTTACCTGATTAAACTTAAGTGGATCCTTTTCACTTGTGTTATATGTATTTCGTACTCCAAGTAATACTTGATTAGTTCGCTTACCCGCTTCTTTATATAAAGCGTGATGCCCCTCATGCCATGGTTGATAACGACCAAGCATAAGTGTTGTTGGTGCAGACCAATCATGTAATTCAAACAAAGAAATAATTAAACTTGCTTTTTCGTATGAATTTTTTTCATGATCAGAAAACATAAAATCAAATTCTTTTGGTGCTACAAACATCTTATTTGTATCTTTAAATCTGCCTTCTTTAATTGTATCCATAAAAATTAGAATATCTGGTTTACCAAATGCTTCTCTTGTCGCATCTGTTGGACAAACAAAATCTACAATTACTGGGGCAACTCCTTGGTTGGCAATAAGTTTTGCCATTTCCCCCATGCGTCGTGCCTGCTCTATGCGATCTTCTGGGGTAAATCCAAGATCAGAATTAACTGTAGCACGTACTTCATCTGCATTAAGATGGATAGAGTTAATACGTTCTTTTAATGCTTTTGCCAGTTCCGTCTTACCAGAACCAGGTAATCCAATTATTTGTATAATCATCATTACTCCATTGTTAGTGCTTGCCAAGTAATTGACCAGTCTTGTTTGGTTTTATGTTTGTTAAATTCCCTTGAGACTTCTCCACCTTCTAAGTATATTCCACCCCAAACGCCCCACTCTTTTCCAGATATACCGTTTGCAAAGCATATTTTCTTTACTGGGCATTGTTTACAAAGTGCGTCAATATCTCTTCTGGATCCTTCGTGATCTTCATACTTATCAAAAAATGCGTTGTTGTCCATTCCTAAACACAAGGCTTCGTCTTTCCACAAATGCTGCTTCAAGATTAATCCTTATACTTATTTGGTATGTCCCAACCATTACGACCAGGTTTATATATTCTATGCAAATACCACTTATCTTTTACTCTAATACCCATAGGAGATGTTTTTGCAGTGTCTGATTCTTTTAAATCAACTACATCCCATCCACGCCATAGCAGATTGTTATTCTTATTTATAATTTTTTCCATTGTATTTAAACTTCTAATAATCATTTTATTCTCCTAATACCTAAAAAGACCAACATCAATGTTGTTGGCTTCTGCAACTAAAACTAATTTTGATTTTGATTCTTTTGGACGACTTAAAAAAGCAAAATAATTAATTTGATTTATATTTTCACTTAACCATATTGGCGCAGCATTATAAAACTTAATTTTTTTGCCTCTTGCCTTCATTCCTCGTTCTGATAAATTAGAAAACTCTGAAACAAAGTGATTTATTCTTGATGGGCCAGCAGAGTAAATAATAAAATCATTATCTCCATCTTTCATGCCAGATAAAGCAACGCTCATAGCACGAAGGAATACGTTGTAGTCGTTAAATTCCTTTGTTCCCTGTACCGCTACTATCATTTGGTCCTACCCCTTGTTTTAAGTCATCAAGTATTGATAACATCTTATCTAATTCTTTTGTTGGCATATTTTCAATATCTAATGGTTTTATTGTTTCTTCATCTACCCTGCCATTTATGGCATTTGCAGTATAAAAAACATTATTTAATATCCAATATGCACTTCCGTCTGCTATTACGACCCTTAACATATTTTTTTGAATATGTCTTTGAGACTGCGTTATAACTTTAGGCTTATCAAACCTTTGCTTTGGAACAA